ACCCCGACAAGATATTCATAGAACTAGCCCGCCACTGATAAACTATCTAGTAAGAGAACTTGTTCATGGTCGCAGACCAGTTCTGCACAGCACAGGCCTACAGGTAAGAGATTACATTCATGTAGACGATGTTACTAACTTAATAGAATTAGTGTTGTCTAATCCAATTAAAGATTCCACTATCAATGTTTGTTCTGGCACATTATTGAGTGTAATCGATATTGTTAATAATGTTAAAATTGCATTGTCCACTGATATTGAACCAATTTTTCAAGATAGCACAAAATTTTGGAACAATTATAAAACATTGTTCCAAGGAAAATATAAACTAGATTCAGCAATTGTAGACAAGGAAGTTAATAAATTTGCCTTGGGGGATAATAGCAAAGCAATTTTAGACTATAATTGGCGGCCCAATTTAGATTTAAACGCACTAATTCAACGTACTGCAAAAGAAATAAAGGAAAAATTATGATTGTATGGTTTAATTGTAAAATTACAGATGTTAGGCCTAATCCGCAGCCTAGATATCATCTCAGAAATGATAGTAGAATGGATATTGCAAAATATAGCATAGCCAGCATGGTTCCTTTACTGCCACTTGTCAGTAAATTTATTTTTAATCTAGAATTTGCTGATGGTCATGCCGGGCAGGAAAAAGAAATGGAACAATGGTTAAACAGTTTATTCCCACAGGATAAATTGTCTACGTATTGGTTCAGGTGCAATAATTTGTCTCAATGGCGGGAAAAACAGAAAGAGTTTGATAGCATCGGAGATGATTATATTTTCTTCTGTGGCAACGAAGATCATGTGTTTATGGACAGTAACATTGACATCTTTTCGCAAGTCGAATCTGCGTTAAGCAAAGACCCATCAATATATGCTACTGCCATTACTACACATTATCCAGAAACTGTTCGTGCTAGTTATGTTTTACAGGGTCAGTGGACGCATCCGTTTGTTAAATTTCAAACTGGCAACAACGACAGTAATCGTATTATTAAAAGAACAATGTTTGATTGGTATTTGAATCAAATTAAAGACGACAATCAATTAATCTTCAGAACCGAGCATTGGAACGATACGGTATTGCCTACCAATATTGCTCATACTGCAACCAAAGAACAATTCAGACATTTTGATGGTTATAACCATGTAGGCATAGGTGCAGATCAATGTCCGCCGATAGAAATTCCTCCAGGCTTTTTTGACAACAACATTAAAATAAGATTTGGTTACAATGACCGAAAACAAGGCTGGGTAAATATTAACCCTGCAGCAGAATCATTATATGCTGAAGATGGTCAAGGCACTGATTATAGAATTTTGGTAGATGATTTGCCTATGTTTTGGAAAACACGAATTACAGAAATTGATATGAATCCCCACGCTGACGTTACAGAACTGACCGCAGCAAGAGATAAAGATTTGTTAAAAATGACCAGAATTGGATTTAATTGGCCTCATTTTGGTATCAATTTTGCAGTTAAACCATTTCCTCCCGTAGAATGGATTAATGAACACACAAAACAGTTACTTTTTACAGAATAACTGCTATAATACATAAAAGGAGATATTATGAGCGATTACAACAGAAGTTTTAGCGGCGATGCAAAGATCAAATTAACCCAATTGATCAATGAAGGTATGACTGTGCTACAGGAAGTAGAAGACTTGAATGCAGGTCTAAACGACACTATCAAGGCTGTGGCAGAAGAATTAGAAATCAAACCTGCCACGCTGAAAAAAGCAATCAAGATTGCACATAAAAGCAAACTGCATGAAACAAATCGTGATCATGATGAACTAAACACTATTTTGGAAACTGTTGGGAAAACTCTGTAATGAGTTATGTTGATGCTCTCTACGATAGACAACGTGATCGTATTCATGTTGTAGAAAGAGTAAATGGTGAAAGGGTATACAAAGAATACCCTGCTAACTATGTGTTTTATTATGATGACCCAAAAGGTAAACATAGAACCATATATGGCACTCCTGTATCTAGATTTGCAACACATAACAATAAGGAATTTCAAAAAGAACTTAGAATACAAGGACGAAAGCGTCTTTGGGAAAGTGACTTCAAACCTGCATTTAGATGTCTCGAAGAAAATTATCTAGGCATTGACCCGCCTAAATTACAAACTGCATTTTTTGATATCGAAGTAGATTTTGATCCGGTCCGAGGATTTAGTCCAGTTTCTGATCCGTTTAACAAAATTAATGCAGTCAGTGTATACTTAGATTGGTTAGATAGATTAGTTACTTTGGCTATCCCACCGAGGTCAATGAGTTGGGAAACTGCTGAAGAAATTGCAGCCAAATATCCAGATTGCTATGTGTTTGAAAGAGAGGAAGATCTACTAGACACATTTTTAAATCTAATAGATGACGCAGACATTTTGTCGGGATGGAACAGTGAAGGCTATGACATTCCCTATACAGTGGGTCGCATTACAAGAGTCTTAAGTAAGGATGATACCAGACGTCTTTGTCTTTGGGGGCAATATCCTAAACAAAGAGAATTTGAAAGATTTGGTGCTAGTCAAATTACTTTTGATCTAATTGGTCGTGTACACATGGACTATATGCAATTGTATCGCAAATATACATATGAAGAAAGGCATAGCTATAGTCTAGACGCAATTGGTGAATACGAACTAGATGAGAGAAAAACTGCTTATGAGGGCACATTAGATCAGTTATACAATAAAGATTTTACTACTTTCATTGAGTATAACAGGCAGGATACTAAACTGCTTGCAAAACTTGATAAAAAATTAAAGTTTTTGGATTTAGCAAATACCATTGCTCATGACAACACGGTGTTGCTCATGACAACAATGGGTGCAGTGGCAACCACAGAACAGGCAATTATCAATGAAGCACACAGTCAAGGATTGGTCGTTCCTAACAGGAAACAGCGGGAAGAAGCAGGAGAAACCCAAGCGGCAGGTGCCTATGTTGCTTATCCCAAAAAAGGTATGCACGAATGGATCGGAGCCATCGACATCAACAGTCTCTATCCATCCGCCATCCGAGCCCTCAACATGGGTCCTGAAACAATCGTAGGACAATTGCGTCCTGTAATGACTGAAAGGTATATTAAAGAAAAGATAGATTCGGGCACAAGTTTTGCTGAAGCATGGGAAGGTTTGTTTGGCAGTCTCGAATATACTTCAGTCATGGCCGGTGAAGTAGGTACAGAAATCACCATTGATTGGGAATCAGGAGGTGACGATGTTCTCAGTGCCGCAGACGTTTGGCGACTAATATTCGATAGTAATAAAGATTGGGTCATAAGTGCAAATGGCACTATCTTTACAACAGAACGTAAAGGTATTATCCCAGGACTACTAGAACGTTGGTATGCTGAACGTAAACAAATGCAGGCAAAACTAAAAGAATCTACTACACCCGAAGATCAAGAATATTGGGATAAACGACAACTAGTTAAGAAAATTAATCTTAACAGTTTGTACGGTGCTATTCTTAATCCAGGATGCAGATTCTTTGATCAACGTATTGGTCAATCTACTACGTTGACTGGTCGTGTTATTGCAAGGCATATGGATGCATTTGTCAACGAATGCATTTTCAGTAAGTACGATCATGTAGGTGACGCTATCATATACGGCGACACTGATTCAGTTTATTTTAGTGCATGGCCTGCTGTTCGATCAGATGTAGAAGCTGGACGTATGGAATGGAACAAAGATATTTGTGTTCAGCTATATGATCAAATCGGTGATCAAGTAAATCAAAGCTTTCCAGCTTTCATGGAACGTGCATTTCACTGCCCTAGACAAAATGGCTCTATTATCAAAGGCGGTAGAGAACTAGTCGCAAGCAAAGGATTGTTTATTAAAAAGAAACGTTATGCAGTTCTTATCTATGACAAAGAAGGCAAACGTAAAGACGTTAAAGGCAAACCTGGTGATGTAAAAGCCATGGGCTTGGATCTAAAACGTAGCGATACTCCCAAAGTAGTACAGGATTTTCTTAGTGAGATTCTACTAGATGTACTCACGGGCTCTAAACGTGATTTCATTATAGATAAGGTGCGGGAATTCAAACTAAAATTTAAAGAGAGACCCCCTTGGGAAAAAGGTACACCTAAACGTGTAAACAATCTTACTAAGTATACTGCAGAAGAACAGCGATTGGGGAAAGCAAACATGCCCGGACATGTTAGAGCTGCAATGAATTGGAACAATCTACGACGTATGCATAGCGACAACTATAGTATGCAAATAGTCGATGGCATGAAAGTAATTGTTTGCAAATTGAAACAGAATCCTATTGGATATACCAGTGTTGCATACCCCACTGATGAAAGTCATATCCCACAGTGGTTTAAGGATTTGCCATTTGACGATGGGGAGATGGAAGAAACTATTGTCGATCAAAAAGTTGAAAACCTATTAGGTGTGTTGGAATGGCAGATTTCGGAAAACACAAATATATCTTCCACATTTGATTCATTATTCACCTTTGAATAAAACGATTCCAATATTAACTAAAAGTGATGTTGCAACAGACCATTCATGGAACTATGTGCAACGTGGAATGTCTTTTGACAAAAATTTAAATCTTAATGGTCTCTACTGCCATCATCCTTTCAATACTATATCTATAGATGGTAATGGAGATGTATTTGTCTGTATATGCCAAGCTTGGTTGCCTATCAGTGTCGGCAAAATATGGGAATTTAAAACACTAAACGATGTATTAAATTCTCCCAAAGCGTTGATTATTCAGAACAGTATAGTAGATGGTTCGTACAGATATTGTGACAATATATCATGCAGTATCATTAATGAAAACAATCTAGGAACAACATTACCCGAAAAAACCATAAACTGGATAAATTTTTCTTTAGATGAAAGTTGTAATTTGAGTTGCCCCAGTTGTCGAACAGAAATGCGATTTATAAAGGAGAATTCAGATAAATTCAATTTCAAATTAGAATTGGTAAATCATATTGTGTCTTTAATAGAACAGCATAGTACCAACCTAAAATTTACTCTCAGTGGGGACGGGGATCCATTTGCCAGTTTAATTTATAGACATTTTCTAAGTTCTCTTAATCTAAATAACAATAATAATATAGAAATTGAATTAGTGACCAATGGGATATTGTTGAAAGACTTTTGGTCAAAAATTGAAAAAATTCATAATAATCTAGTAAGAGTTAAAATATCTTTTGATGCTGGATCTGCTGCGGTGTATAATCTTACCCGCCGCGGGGGTAATTGGCCTAAGCTATTAGAAAGTGTTAAATATATAGTAGACTGGAAGAAACAAACGAATTCTTCCATGGTATTAACTTCAAATTTTGTTGTGCAAAAAGCAAACTTTACAGACATGAAATCTTATGTTGAATTATGTGACAACCTTGGATTTGACGAAATAAATTTTCAAAAAATTCAAGATTGGGGAACTTTTAAAAATTTTGCAGATGAAAATATTTTCCTGCCAGAACATCCTTTGCATTCAGAATTTTTAAATCAGTTAAGTCATAAGATTTTCAAATTACAAAAAATAAATTTCACTAACTTAACTGGATTTTATCATGCTGCTATCTGAATTAGTCAGACTTAAAAATTCATTGCTTCAAGTAAAAGAAAACCTTTTACAAGAGCTAAACAAGAACATTATTATTAAAGACTCAAAAAACATTATCGATTCAATGTCAGCCTTAAGTTTCAGTCACAGAGACAACATTCTTAGTTTTTTCAATAAATTAGAATCTGAAAAAGATACTTTGGCACGAAATTTACACTTACAAATTTTAGAAATAGAAAAACAAATTGATGAAAAATCAGAGCATCTACTAAAAAGAGGATTCGAAATAAATGGTGCAGTAACCTGTGCACCCATGTCCTGCCAAGAAGAAAGATTATCACGGATGAGTCCTGTAGATCCAGATTTAAAGATTCTCATTAAATCAATTATTAGCCTTAAAACACATTATCAATTTCCCACTTTGGAAATAGGACCAGGCGACGGAGACTGGACTGAACATTTGGTTGCTGCCGATCCTCTTTACATAATCGATATACATCAGGAGTTTTTAGATTCTACTAGAAATAGATTCCCTGAAAATTATCGACCGAGAATGAGACCATATGTTTGGCAAGAGTCCGAAATTAAAAATCATTATTTGGAAAAGTTGCCTCAAGAACAATTTGGTTTTGTGTTTGCATACGATGTTTTTGATTTTTTTCCTGCTGACTTTTTTGAGAACTATTTATTTGGTGTATATAACATTCTAAGGCCTGGCGGATCAATATTTTTTACTTATAACGACTGCAATAATATTGTTAATGCAAGATTCGCAGAAATAGGCTTTAAAAGTTGGATGCCAAGACATCTATTAGAAAAGATAGCTAAAAAATTAAACTTCGAAGTCGAATCGTTCAATTCATTTCAAAACACTTACTGGTGTATTCTTAGAAAATCTGGTAGTCTAAGAACTGTCAAAGCTACCCAAGCTTTGGGGAAAATTGTTCAGTTTTAGTTGTTTTTTCTAAATATATCATATACAATACAACACATTCATTGGAGAAACTATGAGAGATCATCTATTAGACATTGTACAGCATACTCACGGTCTAGGGGTCATTGATTTTATTAAAATTGTTGGCACAGAAACAGAAACCAGCGTTGAAGCAATTGCAGAAAACAAAAGCGTTATTTTGCAAGCAAAATTTTTAGGTCCTATTGCTGAATTTATCGGTACTTTTGGTATGCCGAACTTAAGCAAACTAAACACTATTCTTAATATCCCAGAATATAAAGAAGATGCTGTTCTTACTGTTATTCGCGAAAACAAAAATGATGAAACAGTTCCAACTGGAGTACATTTTGAAAATAAAACAGGAGATTTTAAAAACGATTATCGTTTTATGAGCGCAGATATTGTAAACAATAAACTAAAATCTGCCAAAATGCGACCAGTAAAATGGAATATTGATATTGTGCCTAGTACCGCCAGTATCCAACGTTTGAAATTTCAAGCCAGCGCAAACAGTGAAGAAACAACTTTTATTGCCAAAACTGACAAATCCGATTTGAAATTTTATTTTGGTGACCATAGCAGTCATGCAGGAGATTTTGTATTTCAGTCTGGAGTAAGCGGTACATTGACAAAAGCATGGCATTGGCCTGTGGCTGTAGTGATCAGCATTCTGAGTTTGCCCGGCGACAAAACATTTAAAATCAGTGATGAAGGCGCAGCTATGATTACTGTAGATAGTGGTATTGCAGTTTACAACTACATTTTACCTGCTCAAACAAAATAATGGCCACTTACGACAATTTAACTGCTAAACAAAAAGACTATGCAGTATTTTTGCCGGCTTTGAGTAGTTTCTATTCGCGTGATGTTAGCAAACAACGTCTAGATCCTACCTATATCGATCCTGCTCGAATACCAGCCAAATTTGAAAATGGCATTGAAGGTATGAATTGGCTAAACGATCAAGTAGGATATTTTACTTACAAATGGAGTTTGTACAGTGCAGGTCATGCTGACTTAGATGTCAATAAACCTCCAGGTCGTGATGATATGGTTCGTAATAGAGATCCTAATACTTTTATCTTAGGCGATAGTGGCGGATTTCAAATAGGTAAAGGCGTCTGGGAAGGTGATTGGAAAGATCCTAACTGTCCTAAAGCTAGTAAAAAACGTCAACAAGTATTGTCCTGGATGGATGCATACATGAATCGTGGCATGATTCTAGATGTGCCCGCATGGGTTGCTAGAAGTCCAGCAGGGCAACGTGCGACCGGAGTAACCTGCTATCAGGAAGCAGTAGATGCTACGATGATTAACAATGAATACTTCATGCGTAATCGTAATGGTAACTGCAAATTTCTAAATGTGCTTCAAGGTGAAAATCATAATGAGGCAGATGACTGGTATAGTCAAATGAAAAAATTCTGCGATCCTAAACAGTACAGCCAACCATTTGAAGGCTGGGCTATGGGTGGACAGAACATGTGCGATGTTCATTTGTTGTTAAAACGTGTAGTTGCATTAAGATTTGATGGCTTATTGGAACCTGGCTTACATGATTGGATGCACTTCTTGGGTACCAGTAAACTAGAGTGGGCGTTATTACTAACAGATGTTCAACGTGCCGTTAGAAAATACCATAACGAAAACTTCACAATTAGTTTCGATTGCGCAAGCCCATTTCTTGCAACAGCAAACGGTCAAATATATTATAATGTTGCTACTCTAGACCGAGCTAAATGGAGTTATTTTATGCAGCCCAGTGTGGATAACAAAAAATATGCTAATGATTTTAGACCTTTAAGAGACGCAATCTTACAGGATCGGCTAATGGAAGAATTTTTGGAAAGTCCTATTAGTGAACGATTAACTGTAAAAGATGTTTGCATCTATAAGCCAGGTGATCTAAATAAAATTGGTAAAGAAGGTCGTACAAGCTGGGACAGTTTCAGTTATACTTTACAAATGGCACATAATGTTTGGACTCATATTCATGCTGTGCAAGAAGCGAATAGACAGTATGATCAAGGATTATGTCCAGAAATGCTAGTGAGCACTACTGCTAACAAAAAAGAGTTTCGACAATATGATCGAAATTTCTTTAAAGATATTGTTAATGATATTTTTGCTACTAGTGATCGTGGTCAAGCAGAACAACTAATTGAACATTATTCACGATATTGGAAAAGTATTATCGGAACCAGGGGAACTGTGGGAAAAAAAACTATTAATGCTTCGTATATGTTTAGTAATTTGTTTGAAGTAGAGCAAGAAGAACTGTATACTAGAGACGACAGCAATCTTGATCAAAGTAAATTAAATGAACTAGAGGGCATAGCAGAAAATGTATGAAAATAAAATTAAACATCTTAAAGAACTACATAGAGTATTAGATGATAAAATTTTCTATCACGAACGAAATCATCCGTATTCTCATGTTTACGAACTAGCAGAACTCAAAAAGCAAAAGTTATTGCTTAAAGATGAAATTATGAAACTAGAAAAATTACAACTAGAAAGTTCGTTAAGCAAAAAATGAAAAGTTTAATTATTGGAATGAATATCGGGCAGCTTTATAAACAAGTGCTATCTGATCTAAATTTTGACTGTATTACCGTTGACTTAAATTTACCTGCAGATTATAAGTTTTATCAAGATGCAATTTCTGATCATCGCAGGTTCGATACTATACACATTTGTACTCCAAATTTTACTCACGAAAACATCGCCAATACAGTTGCTAAACATACCAGATTTTTGTTCATCGAAAAACCAGGATTTCGATTTGAATCCCGTTGGAAACAGTTAGTCAACAACTATCCTGATACCCGCATTATGATGGTTAAAAATAATATGTGGCGAGATAATATTCAAGAACTCAAAGAATTATATCAAAATTCTAACACAGTAAATCTGCATTGGTTGAATAATAATAGAGTTCCTAAAGCGGGTAGTTGGTTTACTGATAAAGACCTAGCCTACGGAGGAGTAAGTAGAGATTTACTACCTCATTTGCTAAGTTTATACGCAGCACTAGAACCGGATTATCATTCTCT